GGAATCCCGCAAGCACTCGCTCCCTACCAACGCGAACATTTTGGTGTAATCTGGATTGACAGCCCCTCCCTGAGTCAACGCCGCCAACGAAAGCCGCGACTTAGCACTTAGTGACCGGACATGAACTGTCACCCCCCATTCTGAAACAGAAACCTCTTGATTCGCCAACGGAGATTTGTCTCTACACGTCTTTTTGATCTTATCAAGCAGCTTCATTAGTTGGTCCCATCCGTCAAAACACCAGTACCCTCTAGGTCGCAGTTCATCTTTACATCCCCGTCAAAAGAGATATCAACGGAAAACGAACTACCGATAGCCTCTCCAGTAATCACAGGGTCTCCGGACCCTGTTCCAAGCGGTTGGTAGCTTATACTCCTAGCCTCGCCCAAAGAATAATAAAACAAGTCAATGTAAGACTCATCGTATTCTCCCTTGAGACTCAGTTTCCAGTCTTTCAGCCCAGAAACCCGAGTCTTAGCATCATTGCCCAGAGTTGTCGTCTCAGCGTTACTGCCCGACCGGGACAAACCAACCTCAGATAAGGCCCCTGTCGCTGTTGTCAAGCTCCCGTCCCTATCGTCGATCTTAAAAATCGCGTTTTTGCCTACCGATCCCATAGCCGTTCCTCCTATTTAACAGCGAGTGCCGTTACAATCGTGAAAGTCGGAGACGTTCCACCGAGGGTCCATGTTGCCCGGATATACCGCTTGATCTCTGTGGTCCCCGACAGCATTTCAGACGTGACGCCCGTTGCCTGGGTGAACGTAGCTACCGCAATAGGCACAGTAAAAACCGAATCCGTAGCCGTCTCAATAACTACGTCACAAGTCGGAGTTGTACCGCCCGCAGCCACAACATGCAGCGCGGCTGCAAAACCATTCGAGTAGGGAGCGTTTGCGCCGAGGTCATAAACCGTCCCGTCCCCCGTGGCGGTCTCCGCAGATTCTCCGTGCAACAGATAAGCCAGCCAAACACCACCATCCGGTTCGGCACTGCCATCCAACGTGACAATCCCCTCAACTGGCGTGGCAATCGAGTAATCATTTTCTATCGCATCAACGATAAACGCCCGTGATCCCACCGTACCCGTGCCGGCAGGGGCTACCAGCCAGTAGCCGGGGCTGACACCCAATGCAGCCCGGAACGTAGTATCACTGCCTGCACTGGCTGCATAAACGCCGGAAAACGACAGAGAACCGTCTTTTATGCCTCCCGTAGTCTTGGTCCTAAAGTCTCCCGTGGGACCAATGCCCGTGTCTTCCTCGACACTAGCATCAACCCCAACAGCAATCTTTGTTAAATAGGTCTTTACCGCCACGGCGTTAAGATACGCCTGCGCTCCCTTACCATGTATAGCTGCCATCAGGTTCCCTCTTGTTGTTGGCAATGGTTGCAAGTAGGATCGGGATCTCCGAAAGTTGGCGACAGGTTCCGACAAGAGCAATCTGGATCTGCTAACAACTGCTCAATCTCTGTCAACGTATCCCTCAAGTGCTCCAACAGAGCCAAAACCACGCCAAGGTTAGCTACTCCATACTGTGTACGTCTGGATTGCGGCATAGTATTTTGTCCTGTAATCATAATCTATAACCTCATCCTCCAAGAATACAGCAGCAACCGCCACCTGAGCAACTGCCCCCATAAGCCCATCAGCTAGGTCATAGCCGTTAAGCCGTGCCGCAACAGCCTGCCCCAGGGCGACCACGACACTCATTGACATTGATATCCCCGTCACATCAACCTGCCGCGAAACAAGCCCAGTCTCACCATCAAACGTGTTGATCCCCGTGCGACCATCCCAGTTAACTACGATTGTTGGACCGGACAACGTATCCGGCCTTGCAAGGCTGTAAACTCTCTCACCAACTAAGGCAAAAATTGTAGGGTCCGAATACAAGTGCTCAACAACGGCCTCATACACGGTAGGCATTATACACCCATAGCAATCTTAATTGTTGATACACCGGCTTGAGCTGCATTCTCAGCAGAATCCTTAAAAGCCTGCAACATAAACGCACGCCCCTCAACACGACCATATATTTTTCCATTACGAACTATGTCATGGCCATACTCCACTAGGTGCGCGTGCGCTCCCTTTGGCGCCCGAGGGACCACCTGCATCATGATCCTCTCTTTTTTGTTCTCCAACATCCGCAAAACCATAGACTTCCGAAGATTCCCAGTCTTATCCCTAAATCTGGTTGTCCCCCTCATCGTTTTCAGCAGAATATTCCCGGCAACCCGAGACCCTTTGCGAATCGCCTTCCGCCCTGCGGCTTTCGCATCCCGAATCCTGCGTTTCAGGTCAGAGATCCCTTTTACATCCGCATAGAATTCCATTTGCAAACGTGCCATCAGAACCTCCGCTTGCAAACCAACTTGATTGTTATACGGTCGTTCGGTTCCACTACCGACATGATGTCGTATTCAACTTCTGACACAACCAGCACCATTGAAGGAATTATCCCAGAAACATACAAGCCCTCGAACACCGTCATCATTTGCGCCTCTACGCCTCCATATTTTTGGAACTCGAATCCCTCACGCGGGATCTCACGACACCAAAAAACGGAAACCAAGCTATTCGTCTCTGTCGAGATAGGGTCTCTAAATGTGTCGAGACTCCGAACCTTGCTGTTTATCGTCCCACGGTGGCGATAAAGGCCAAGTTTTACCGATGAGCGCCTCACAACAGCACACGATACGGGGCGACAAGTTTTTCAACACCAAACGGCGTTGGAATTGGCATCCGCGTGCCCCAGTCCATTACAGACTCCCGGATCGTGTAGTAATGGGCAATCAACAAACGCAACGCTTGGATCAATGGCGGGGGAATATCAGCTATAGACTGATACCCCACCGCACATTGAATCTTCACCGCTCCCACCGGATACAGGATGACCGATGGCCACGATTTGTTGTAGGCAAGAGCAACCCGACCAGGATAACCGGAAGCATCAATCACATAATCAGCAAAAGCCGTCACCGACCCCGAAGAATCCGTATACTGAAATGACGAAACACTCTGAAGCGGTGGGCTCGGGATGGACAGCCAAGAAGATTCCGGAAAATCATCCAGCGTTAGCTCAAGGGTTTGCGTTAGTAGGGCCAAATGACCCAAGGTCTCAATTTTGTGTCTGGCTACAGATATAAGGGCAGAAATTAAGGCATCTTCTTCCGAGTGTTCAACTCGAAGATGTTGCTTTGCCTCAGCAAGAGAGATCGGCTCTAATACTGGCGGAACAATAACCCGAGTGCTCCGCCATATATCACGATCAGCCGCTCTTGTTTTTCTATCTGCTCTCATGTCGCTCCAATATGGCAGGGGAATACCCCGCCATACCAAATGGGTTAACCAATAGCGGACGGCATACTCGCCACCGCAGTCTTTCGCACAGGATCAGACATCACATAGAGCAAAGCTCCTAGTTGTGCGTTGACCCCGACATCCGCAACAGACGCCTGGACATGCGTAAAACCTCCATCAACATCCAATTCGTCAGCACGAATCTCAATAACCCAGATAAGATCCTGTTCCGCTGCGGTCGCATTGGTCATTGTGTTGGTGGATAGGTCACCGCTCGCATCGCTAAACGCCGCCACACTAGCCAGACTCACAGCGGCTTGCTTCTTGTAGGCACGGATAAGGTTCAATGCCTTCGACCCAGATCCGGAGTTGTCCGTTGCCTGCAAAACAGTGACCGTCGGATCATCCCCCGCTGTTCCTACAGCACTGCAAAACACGATATTGCATTTGCGGTAACTGGCAAGATTCACCCAGTCGCCTGTATTCGCACCGCTAGACAAATCGACAGGGACAAATCCCTCTACAATTTGCACGGATTCCGTAAACAGTTCTGTCATTGGTTCTAGCTCCTAGTTGCAAGCGCCACGAACGGCGAAATGGTGTTAGTCCCCTGATAGGGGGTCAGAGCACTGCTCCAAATCGGCCTAGCATCAGCACTCATTGAAATCCTATAAGCCTCCTGAAACGACGTGAAAGCAACGTGAATAGAACTCTCACCAATCGGCGTCCCCTCAGTTATCATATAGACCTGTGAGAGATCCACATAAAGGATGTCTCCGACAGTTCCCAGAGTCGGGCAGTACTCGACTGGGAGGATCTCAGCTCCAAATAGGGAGGCAT